TGCATTTGATCGACAGCAAAATGCACCCCGCCATCGACAACGGCGCGACAAGCCAAAGCCTTTCTGATTTCACCGAGGTATGGCCCGACGTGACCAATTGGGGAGGAAGATTATGACCGAACAACAACGCGACGCAATCAAACGTATTCACGCCTTGCACGATATTAAAATGCCCCTGCATATCTATATCACCACCGCCCGCCCCGAGGTAGGCTGGCCCAACAGCTTACTTATTCAAGCGGGTGATTTGACCATAGGCATTGAGCCGGATGGATACGCCCACACTTAACAACCAGCACCACCACACCGACGATCAGAGCCGCCTTAGAGCGGCTCTTTTCTTTTAGTGACACATGCGACCCCCGCACCCCGCCCCGTTGCTTAAACCTACCGGACCGAGGTTCGAGGTTCGAGGTTCGAGGTTCGAGGTTCGAGGTTCGAGGTCAGTTCTGGTGGATCTCGTGCCTAGATACCCGATGAACGGAAACGAGGTGAACGAGAGAGCCGTGGATCTGGACCGATCCGCCCCGATCCGGTCAATCTGGCAGCAGAATATCGATGCGCAGCGCCCGCCCCAAATTCACCGGCACAGTGTTCGAGCGCCAATTAACTGCATGAGTTGCACCGGCTGGCGGACCAATCGCCACGGCTGCGCCCCGATATTCTGCGCCAAACAACTGCAGCACGATTATGAAACCCGGACCAGGATAGACAATATCGCATGTTATCAATGCCCCAAAGACCGCATAACGCGACCTCGGGTCCCTCGGATATCGGGTCAAACCGCCAGATTTAAGCCAAAAACAACCGCGATCCGCCGACCGCGACCCCCGTGCCGACCTGCGGTGGCTTGGGCCATGTTTTTGACAAATAGTTGCCATAAAAATGATATGGGGTATAACTATGTAATAACTGGTTTATTTAGGGGCCCCGATCCGTGACTATCGCATTACAAGAAAAGGCTTTGAAACTTCAACTTAGACTTGCACAAATAGAGAAGCAGGAGTCTCAGCGTAATAATTTTTTACCGTTTGTTAGGGGTATGTGGCCTGATTTTATTGCTGGTCGTCATCACCGTATTATTGCGGACAAGTTGGAGCGTGTTGCGAGTGGTGAGTTAAAGCGTTTGATTATTAACATGGCTCCGCGGCACACGAAGTCTGAGTTTGCGTCATTTTTGTTTCCTGCGTGGATGATGGGCAAGAATCCTAGTATGAAGATCATTCAGGCTACGCATACTACGGAGTTGGCGGTAAACTTTGGTCGTAAGACCAAGAATCTTTTGGACACGGATGAGTATAAGGGTGTATTTCCTCACGTTAAGTTAGCGGCGGATTCTAAGGCTTCTGGTCGTTGGGACACGAGTTCTGGTGGGATGTATTATGCTGTTGGTGTTGGTTCTAATTTAGCGGGTCGTGGTGGTGATTTAATTATTATTGATGATCCACATTCTGAGCAGACGGCTATGAGTACGAATGGTTTTACGGATGCTTGGGATTGGTATACTGGGGGCCCTCGTCAGCGATTACAGCCCGGGGGTTCTATTGTTTTGGTACAGACTAGGTGGTCTGAGAAGGACATGACGGGACAGTTATTGCGTGCTATGGCTAAGGACCCTTTAGCGGATCAGTGGGAGGTTGTTGAGTTACCTGCGGTTTTTGATGATGGTACGCCTTGTTGGCCTGAGTATTGGAGTATTGAGGATTTAACTGCGGTTAAGGCGTCTATTCCTCCTATGAAGTGGAATGCTCAGTACCAGCAGAACCCTACTGGGGAGGAGAATGCGATTGTTCCTCGGGATTGGTGGCAGCGTTGGGAGAGTGAGCGGGTTCCTAATTTGCAGTATGTGATACAGAGTTATGATACGGCGTTTAGCAAGCGTGAGAGTGCGGATTACAGTGCTATTACGACGTGGGGTGTATTTTATCCTGAAGAGGCTGGTGGTCCTCCGGCGTTGATATTGTTGGATAGTAAGAAGGGTCGTTGGGATTTTCCTGAATTAAAGCGGATTGCTTTTGAGGAGTATCAATTTTGGGACCCTGACACTGTAATTGTGGAGGCGAAGGCGAGTGGTATGCCTTTAACTCAGGAGATGCGTCAGGTTGGGATACCTGTTGTAAATTTCACGCCGAGTAGGGGTAATGATAAGGTAACGCGGTTGCACAGTGTTAGTCCTTTATTTGAGGCTGGAATGGTGTATGCTCCTGACAAGACTTGGGCGGACGAGTTAATTGAGGAGATGGCTGCGTTTCCCAATGGTGAGTTTGATGATTTAGTTGACAGTGCTACGCAGGCTTTGATGAGGTATCGTCAGGGCAATTTTGTGCAGTTGCCAACAGATGATTGGCAAGATGACGAAACATCTGCTAGGGTACATGCATATTATTGACGGAGACGGCTATGGCTATTGGCGGATTGATGGATACGAACGTACCGAGTCAGCTTGACGAGGACGATTTACGCGCTGAGTTGGAGATAGAGATACCGGACTCGGGCGGTGATCCTATGTTGTATGCGGTAGATTCTGATGTGGAGATAGAGATAGTTGACACGGATGACGGCGGGGTTGTGGTAGATTTTGATCCCGAGGACATGCGTGGTGAGGGCGGTGATTTTTACGCTAATTTGGCGGAGGAGATACCGGACCGCGAACTTAGTCGCATTGGCAACGACTTAGCGGGTGAGTTTGATGCAAACAAGGCTGGTCGTCAGGATTGGGAGGATGCGTATACGGATGGTTTGGAGTTGTTGGGATTTAATTACGAGGAGCGCACTCAGCCGTTTCGTGGTTCCAGTGGTGTAACGCATCCTTTGTTGGCGGAGGCTGCGACGCAGTTTCAGGCGCAGGCGTTTAACGAGCTACTTCCAGCGGGTGGTCCTGTACGGACGCAGATTATGGGTGAGGAGACTCATGCCAAGGCGGATCAGGCCAAGCGGGTTCGTCAGTTTATGAATTATTACATTACGAGTGTTATGGAGGATTACACTCCTGACATGGATCAGATGTTGTTTTATTTACCGCTTGCGGGCAGTACGTTTAAGAAGACTTATTACGATGAGGTTATGGACCGTGCTGTAAGTAAGTTTGTTCCGGCACAGAATTTGGTTGTTCCGTATGATACTTCTGATTTGGATACGTGTCCGAATATAAGTCAGCTTATACGGATGGATTTGAATGATTTGCGTAAGAAGCAGCTTGCTGGGGTTTATTTAGATATAGATGTTATACCTGCGCAGGGTGATGTTACGGAGGTTGATTCTGAGATAAACCGGATTGATGGTATTGAGCCTTCGCAGATTGATTATGACTGCACGTTGTTGGAGTGTCACGTTGATTTGGACTTAGAGGGTTATGAGGATTTAGGGGAGGATGGGGAGCCTACGGGCATTAAGGTTCCTTATATTGTTACTATTTCTCAGGACAACGGTCAGGTTTTGTCTATTCGGCGTAATTACCGTGAGGACGATCCGACTAAGAAGAAGATTTCATATTTTACGCATTTTAAGTTTTTACCGGGATTTGGGTTCTATGGCTTGGGCTTGATCCATACTATTGGTGGATTATCGCGAACCGCGACCAGTGCTTTGCGGCAGTTGATTGATGCTGGTACTTTGTCGAATTTGCCTGCGGGGTTCAAGGCCCGCGGGCTTCGGATACGGGATGACGATGATCCTTTACAACCGGGGGAGTTTAGGGACGTAGATGCTCCGGGTGGTGCGATACGAGACAGTTTGATGCCTTTGCCATTTAAGGGTCCTGACCGGACGTTGTTTGAGTTATTGGGTTTTGTTGTACAGGCTGGACAGCGGTTTGCGACGATTACTGATATGAAGGTTGGTGATGGTAATCAGAATGCGGCGGTTGGCACGACGATAGCGATGTTGGAGCAGGGTTCGCGAGTAATGAGTGCTGTTCACAAGCGTTTACATTATTCGATGCGTCAGGAGTTTAAGATTTTGGCGCGTGTAATGTCGGAGAGTTTACCGCAGGAGTATCCGTATTCTGTTGCTGGTGACGAGTCGAGTATTATGGCGTCGGATTTTGATGATCGTGTTGATGTAATTCCTGTCAGTAATCCGAATGTATTTAGTCAGGCGCAGCGGATTGCGTTATCTCAGACTAAGATGCAGTTAGCGGCGCAG